GATGTGTGGTCAGGTGGCGCAGGTAGTGTCACGTTGCCATCTGTAGGAACCGCTGGTCGTGGTGGTGGTGCGGCCCCTAACGATCCTGGCGGCGCAGGAAGCGGAACAAACTCTGCTACTGCTGGAGGTTCTGGTACTGCTAACACTGGTGGTGGTGGTGGAGGAACGGGTGATGGAACTCCCGCTGGTGGAACAGGCGGCTCCGGTATCGTCATCATCAAGATCAACCAATAAGAGGTCACATGAGCGATAAGAAGATCATGAGGTTTTATGGCATTGATACGGCGATGCACATGCTTCGTCCCAATGCTAAATGGGAGATAACCAATAACGTCATTACACGTTGGGATGATCCACGGCCTAAGCCCAGCATGGAAGAGATTTACTGGGTGATGGAAAAGATCAAGGAGTTTGAAGAGTCCATCCCCACGATCTGGCTTGATGAGGATTGGGAGAAGATCACTGGCGAAAGAAGGATGATTGAAGAGGCTATCGGTGAACCTGCATAACTTATTTCCAACGCCAGTAGGTTTTGCAGACCTTGGCCGTGAACTCACGGACGAGGAGATGTTCTTTGTGCGTGAGCTTGAGACTCGGCCTAACATGGGCAACACAACGAGTACGGATAACTTCGTGCTTCGCAATCCAGCCATGACAAGCCTGCGATCATTCATTGAGGACAGCGTGGCTGAATACTTCAAAGCCACGGTCAACCCCAAGCACAACGTATCCCTACGCATCACACAAAGCTGGTGCAATTACAGTGAGCAGGGTCAGTATCACCACAAACATGCCCACCCCAATAGCTACATTTCAGGCGTGTTTTACTTGCAGACCAATCCTGATGACAGGATTTACTTCTACAAAGACGGCTGGCAGCAGATCAAGTTTCCAACCGACAACTGGAATGCGTACAACTCAGAGTCATGGTGGTTTGAGGCATTCACTGGCCGGTTGATTCTTTTCCCCTCATCCTTAACGCACATGGTGCCGACCATTCAGGGTGAGCAGACACGCATATCGCTATCGTTTAACACGTTTCCCGTTGGCACAGTTGGCGAGGAAATGGATTTAACTGGTTTGAAGCTGGAGGCATAGCCATGGCACATTTTTGCCGCATTGATGAAAACGGAATCGTCCAACAAGTCATCGTTGTTGATAACAAAGACACAGCAGACGCAAACGGTGTTGAGAAGGAATACATCGGCGCAGCCTTTTGCGAACGACTGCTTGGCGGCACTTGGAAGCAGACTTCGTATAACGGCAACTTCCGCAAGAATTACGCTGGCCTGGGTTATACCTACGATGCAGCGCGTGATGCGTTCATCCCGCCCAAGCCAAGTGATGACGCAACGCTTGATGAAGCGACATGCCAGTGGATTGTTCCTGTAAGTGCTGATTCATTAGGTGCAGCATGACAACCAAAATCACGGGCGCAAACGTCAACACGCTATCTCTAGGTGTTGTAAGCGGTGTTGTACAAACAACCTTGGCGGCTGCGCTTGAGAAGGTAACGATTAGTGCAACGGCTGCGACAGGAACGATTAATTACGATCTAGCAACACAATCAGTTTTGTATTACACCAGTAATGCAACAGGAAACTGGACGCTAAACATTCGAGGTAATTCAAGTACTACGCTGAACTCGATGATGGCAACAGGCCAGAGCATGACGTTAGCATTCTTGGCCACCCAGGGCAGTACCGCGTATTACAACTCAGCAGTAACTATTGATGGATCTTCTGTCACGCCGAAATGGTTTGGCGGATCAGCTCCTTCTGCCGGCAATGCAAACGGGATTGATGTTTATACCTACACGATCATTAAAACCGGTAGCGCTGCTTTTACTGCGCTTGCTAGCCTTTCAAGGTTTGCGTAATGCCCATCATTGCTTCGCTAGCGTCTGCCTCTAAAAGAGGCTTTGAGGGGCTTGGGTCAGCCGTTTACTACAGTAATTTATTTGTAAGAACGGAAACGGATTATTTATCAATCCCTGCAAACTCTGATCTTTCGCCGGGAACCTCAGCATTTACCATCGAGTTTTTCATCTATCCAAATACAACGCCGGCTTATCAGTCTATTTTTAGCTGTGGGTTGTCTGGTACAAGCTCTCAAGGGTTTGAGATTGCGCTTACCGGTACAACGCTTCAAATGGTTAAGTACACAACGGGCGGATCAGGTAATTCTTATAACTCAACATTATCAGTAACGGCTTTGGCATGGAATTACATCGTGCTCACCAGAAGGTCAACTGCAAATAACGACACACAATGGTTTGTAAATGGTACGGCTGATACGGCGGGAACCGCTTCAAACAACTTTACAGCTCCTTCAACATTAAATACAACGATAGGCATCAGAAGGTCTGTATTAACAAACCCGGCAAATGCTTACATTAGCAACCTTAGATATAGGATAGGCGTTGGCAGTTAATGTCACCCAGTTCCAAAGAGCCCTGCAAACACCTAGGAACGTGTTTGAAGAAATCCTAGCCCAGCCGCCAATTTTTTCAGGCGTGCCCTGACGGAATCTAACCTTATCAGAGACATACCACCCGTTCTCGTTTGTATAACGTGTGTTCTCTCGGTTGACGCCAGGCTTGTAGAGGATCTTGGATAATGGCACGGCTCACCTCATTAGGGCAGCTTCAGCAGCGCGACGACGGGTAAGCCCAGGTAACACTCGACCAGCGGCTTTATTCCACAACATGCACTGATCGGCTGCACCATCCCAATCCCCCGCATCAATACGCTTTTTGAACGTGGAAACCCGATAGTTCCCTAGGCCACAATTGTAGACCCAGCTAGTCACTGCGGCAATCCGCCTTGGTAGCGCCGTTTGTATGGATGGCGACATCTTCACCAAACCTCGGACAAAATACTCCACATGATGATCCAGCGCATCCTCACACTGCTCCAATGTCCAGATAGTTCCGGGGTTGATGTCTGGCCCGGTGGCTCCCCAACCGATTGTCCAAGGGTGCCCGCGGGTTCCGGGGTCAGGATAGGCTTGAACTCTTCCATCAGGCAAACGCTTTGCCAGCCCTTCAAAGGGCTTGATCAACACATCCTTGCAAAGCTTCTTTGCCTCATTCATGTCTCAAACCGATTACGTTTTGAACAATTTTCGGATGCCGGTATTACTTGCAGATTGATTGGCACATGAAGCCCGCAGACGTTTTTACCTTTTAACGGAATGATGTGATCAACGTGCCACACAAACCCAAACACCTGTGTTCGCAATTTTGCTAAGTCATATGCTTCTTCAAAAAGCCAGTGATCATCTTCGGTTAGCCAAGATGGAGTGGCATTAAATTTTTGGGCATGACGTTTCATGCAGTTGGCGTTAACCTTAGCCGCGTTTTGTTTTTTCCACTCGGCTACACGTTGTTTTACTTCCGTCTTGTTTTTTTGGTAGTTTGCGGCCATGTCAGCCGCGTGTTTTTCCTTGTTTGCCAAATAATAAAGACGTTTCTTTTCCAATTTTATACGGCGTTGCTCGGCTTTCCTTTGCTCAATAACCTCTGGAGGCTCCACAGGTTTACGCCGTGATTCGTTTATACACGGCTGACACCATCCTTGATAACCGTCTTTATTAGCTTTGCAAAACGAAAAACTATCAAACGGTTTTGTTTCTTTACAGCGACTGCACTTCTTCATGATTTCTGGTACTTCTCTACGCTGCGACCAACAAAAAAGAATGAAAGCACCATTGACAACATCCCAAAATCATCCTCATCCCAACTTTTTACTAAGACATCAGCCCAGTTTGCATCAGCCTGAAAAGCCAACGTGATTGAAGCAGCCTTAACCCCTGCGTACATAAAAAACAAAAACCAAGTAATCCCCGGACGAACCAACGCCGAGATAGCAGCCACAAACCAACCCGCTGCTTTAGCCGTTTCAGCTTGCTCTTGAAACGCAGCTTTGATGGTATCCATTTGTTGGATGGAATAATCGACATACTTTTCTTCCATCTTGAACTCGCCCCGCATCTTCTCCAGATCGGTCTGGAGTTGGAACATGGATAGCTCGTGCTGGCGTTCGTTTTTCTTGTCCAAGAACTTTAAGACTTCAGGGGCGAGTCGAAACAGACCTCCAAAGATACTGCCAAGTAGGCCGCCGCCGAGTAACTCAAACATCAGTGTTCTCCATTCTTGTTGATCTCTTCCTTGGCGCGTCTAGCCTCACGGTCAATCTTTTCTCCACGTAGCCGCCGGACGGTATCAATCTTTTCATCCAGCCG